AGATCATTGATTTACCAGAAAACTTTCAAACACTAACAGGAAAAAAGACAAGGCTAAAGAGCCGCCCCCTGGAATACCTTTATTCACGCGGCTTTACAGACAGAGACATCTTGACATGGAAGATAGGCTTCTGTGACTATGGAGAGTATCAGGATAGAGTTATCATTCCTAGTTTTGACGATGATGGTAACGTTAACTTCTTTGTGGCAAGATCTTACACAGACGACTGGATGAAATACAAGAACCCAAGAGTAAGCAAAGATATTATCTTCAACGACCTTAACATCGACTGGGATGACGATGTGATTCTGGCCGAGGGTGTGTTCGATGCAATGAAGTGCAAGAACGCTGTGCCACTACTTGGCTCGACCCTGAGAGAGAACTCAAGGCTGTTTCAAAAGATATGTGAACGTAAGCCAAATGTGTACTTAGCCCTAGACGATGATGTAAAAGGAAAAGAGTTCGGTATAGCAAAGAAACTAAGAGAATACGGCATAAAGGTTATGTCTATAGATGTCAGCGGCTATTCAGACATCGGAGAGATGCCACAAGAGGTGGTGGAGCAGAGAAAACAAAATGCGGATATTGTATCCGATTTAGACTATTTACATTACAAACTTGATTTTTAGGAGACCAAAATGGAACTTACAAAAAGAAGACTAAAAGAAATCATCGCAGAAGAAATGAACAACCTAGCAGAAACAGGTGACCTTAACATGATCACTGAAGCAGAAAAGAAAGCATTCGAGATTATTCTTGAAAAGCTCACGCCAAAGCAGTTGGAAGAATTGGGCCTCAAGAGGGTTTAACATGAAAAAGTCAGAACTTATCAAGATTATAAAAGAAGAAATCGCTAACGTTATCGAAAATGAGAATTCTTCTGAAAAGACTCACCAAGAAAAAAGGACAGAAGAAGAGGTGGCGGAAGTCCAAGTGCAAATCGTTNCCGTACAAAAAAGAATTGATAGACTTGAAAAAATAGAGTCCCCAACCAAAGCACAAAAAGAAGCTTTGAAAAGGGCTAGCCAATTGAAGAGCAGATTAGAGCAAGAAATCGTTGACCTCAAAAAGACCATAGATACACGTTCGCCTCATTGACAACCTAAAAAAATAATACCTTGACACCCACATTAAACCCTGATACAATAAAGATACTATAACCATTTACGGAGAATAAATGAGATTTGCTCATATTGCGGATACCCATATCCGAAATTTAAAATATCACTTCGAATACAAAGAAGTGTTCAAACAATTATATAAATCACTAAAAGAAGAAAAAGTAGACTACATTGTTCACTGCGGAGATATTGCTCACACAAAGACACAGATCTCTCCGGAGTTTGTGGATATGTGCCGAGAGTTCTTTGAAAACTTGGCCGCCATCGCCCCAACCTATATTATCTTAGGCAATCACGATGGTAACCTTAGGAACGACAGCAGGCAAGATGCAATTAGTCCAATTGTAAAGGCAATCAACAACCCTAACTTAATCCTACTTCGAAACGCGGGAGAAACAAAAATCAACTCAGATTTTTGTTTAAATGTTCTTTCTGTATTTGATGAGGATAATTGGGTATCACCTACTGATCCTAATGCAATCAACATTGCCCTTTATCATGGCGCAATAGATAAGTCAAAGACAGACAGTAATTGGACACTGGGAGGAGATCATAGTATTGAAATATTTGATGACTTTGATTTTGCTTTTCTGGGGGATATTCACAAAACGCAGAAGCTTGATCCAGCCGGCAGAATTTGGTATGCTGGATCTACTGTCCAACAAAACTTTGGCGAGTCCTTAGATAAGGGGTATTTGCTTTGGGACATTGAAGGTAAAAATACCTTTACCAACCGCTTGATAACCTTTGTCAACCCGAAGCCATTTATCACAGTAAAACTCACAGAGAAAGGCAACTTGCCAAGGTCACCAATTCCACAAGGTGCCAGAGTCAGAGTTGTATCAGAATCTAATGTCTCATTAGACAAGGTTAGAAAAGCCATAGAGGCAGTTAAATATAAACACAACCCTGAGGCAGTAACATACCTTAACAGGGCCGCAAATCAAAAAATTGACGTCCAAGCGCCTGAGGGTATTAAGAGGCAAGATCTAAGAAATTTAAAAACCCAAGAACAATTAATGGCCGAATATTTAAATGAATTTGAGGTTACCGAAGAGGTTCTAGAAAGGGTTTATGATCTAAACAAAAAGTACAACAAAGAAATAGAAGATAACGAGGAAGTACATAGAAATATAAACTGGTCTCTACAGAGTCTTGAATGGGACAATTTATTTAACTATGGTGAAGGAAATTCAATTGACTTTACAAAGCTAGAAGGAATTGTAGGGATCTTTGGCAAAAATTATTCCGGCAAGTCGTCTATCGTTGACACCTTGTTGTATGCGATGTACAATTCAACTTCAAAATCTATTCGCAAAAATCTAAATATTATTAATCAAAATAGAGATAGCTGCAACGCAAGAGCAACAATTAAAGTTAATGATGAAGAATTTGTTGTGGAAAGAGAATCTAAAAAATATACAAAAAGACTTAAAGGAGTAGAAACTCAAGAAGCTAGCACAGATCTAGAATTTTATAAGCAAGATATGATAGGTAATATCACAGGCCTTAATGGCACGTCAAGACAAGATACTGATTCAAATGTCAGAAAACATTTCGGCACAATTCAAGATTTTTTAATGACCTCCATGGCATCGCAGCTTGACTCTCTTGTTTTTATAAATGAAGGTTCCACTAAGAGAAAAGAGTATTTGGCTAAATTTTTAGATTTGCAAATCTTTGATAAAAAATTTAAAATGGCCAAAGAAGAATCCGCAGCCACTAAGATAGCTCTTAAAAGATTAGAAGGAATAGACTTTGAGGAAGAAGTTTTAAAAATAAAAAAAGACATCACAAAAAGTGAGCTATCGATAGAATCTCAGAAAGCAATTTGTGAAACACTGACAGGAGAATTAGAGACTCTAAATGAGAAGCTAAAACTCCTAACGAATAAGATAGATTCAGTTCCAGCAGAAATAATAGATCCAGTTTTAACACAACAAGAAATTGACACTAAGGAAAGATTGATTCTAAAGGCGTCTTCTGATCGCACAAAGGCACAACACGTATTAGAAGAGAGCGAAGAGAAGTTCGCAAAAATAGATAGTTTTTTGCACGAGTTTGAAGTTGAATCTTATTATGATAAAAAAGATAAAATAGATAAAAAGAAAAATGAATTATCATCCCTAATAAAAGAGATGGAGTTTTTATCAGAAGATAAAACAAGAAATATAAGAAAACAAGATCTACTCTCAGAAGTCCCATGCGGCAACCAGTACCCTTCTTGTAGATTTATAAAAGATGCTCATCATGCTAGTGAACTGGTTACAATTACAGAGACTAGAATGAGAGATAATGCAAAACAAACTAATCAACTTGGCGAAGAGATATTTAATCTTAATCCAAGTCAAGTTGAAGACCACTTAAAAAAGTATGATCTTCTGATTGCAAAAAAATCTCAAATTGCCACATCTATTGCTACATCTAAATTAGCTATTGAGCGTTCGGATTCTACCTTGTTTAAAGAGCAGGTTGAGCTTGAATCGCTAAAAAATAGGAACGAACAATACAATCAAAACAAAGAGGCAATTGAAAATCTTAAACAATTATTGAGTGACCTAAAAGCACTTGAAGATGGAGAAAGAAGTAAGAAGAGAGAAATAGAAGAATGCCGCAAGCGCATTTTGCGGTTACATCAGAGGCATGGCTCTTTAGAAGAAAAGTTAAAATACACAAAGTCTCAATTAAAAGAAAAGAAAACTCTAGAAGGAGATTTTGCAGCTTATCATTTATTAATGACTTGTTGCCATCCTAACGGAGTTTCTTACGAGATTATTAAGAATAGGTTGCCATTTATAAATGAAGAGATTGCAAAAATTCTAACAAATATTGTAGAATTTGAAATATTTATTACTAACAATGAAGATAAACTTGATATTTTTATAAAACATCCAAGTCACGAACCAAGGCCATTAGAGATGGGTTCTGGTGCAGAAAAGACAATTGCCTCAATGGCAATTCGACTTGCATTCTTGTCGGTGTCATCTTTGCCCAAGTCAGATCTATTTATACTAGATGAGCCAGGAACTGCTCTGGATGAAGATAATATGGAAGGATTTGTAAGAATCTTAGAGATGATTAAAGGATATTTTAAAACAGTAATATTGATTTCGCATTTAGATAACTTAAAGGACTGTGTCGATTTACAAATTAATATCGAAAAGAAATCAGGCTTCGCAAGTGTACAAATATAGGAGGATTGTATGGTGGCAGAATTAAAAGCGTTCGCAGACAAATATACAGAAAAATTTATATCAAGAAAATTTCTTGCATGGATTACAGCCACAGGCTTGTGTGTTTATGGAACAGTCACCAGCGGCGACTGGGTGGCTGTCACTTTGGCCTATATTGGTTCACAGGCACTGGTTGACCTTGCGGTTCAATGGAAGCACGGCCCGAGAAAATGAGTTGGCTAGTTTTTAAAACCGGTGCTTTAAAGACTTGGTCTTGGCTCAAGCACAACTGGAAAATTCCTCTAGTAATTTTGTGGTCTATTATTGTTTTTATTTTTTCTAGAAGAAATAGTGCCGCGCTTAAGCAAGTTATCGAATTAAATAAAAACGCACACAAAGAGGAGATAGAAACAATTAACAGACTTCACAGAGAAGAAATAATTAAGTTAAAAAAATTACAATCTCAATATAAAAGCACAATAATAAAGCTTGAAAAGGAATTTAAAGATCAAAACAAAGAACTTTCTAAAAAACATATTGAAGATGTGAAAAAAATTGTGATACAATCAAAGGGAAATCCTGAAGAGATAATAAAAAAGATTGAAAATGATTTTGGAATTAAATTTAAAAAATAAAATTATAGCCATTTTGCTGCTCACCTTGTACCCTTGCGCGGCACTGTCAGATCCAGAAATCAATCGGGTCTTGACCCCACCCGGTGAAGCGATGTATGTTACTGACCCCTCTATACTAAAGAAGTTAAACTTGGGCCCTGATGATGAGCCGGTGTGGTGTTATTCTAGTTTAGCTAATTCTTTAATAATATCATCTGCCGACAGGGAGAGAGAAAAGTGCGCACTCGCCCTCCAGCAAGAGAGGGAAAGGCTAGAAGTCATGCACACATTCGAAATAGATCAGCTAAAAATAGAAATAAACAGCTTGAACAGCAAGTACCATGAAATTATTTCTTTAAAAGATAAGCAAATAAACGAGTTAACATCTGCAGCACTATTGAGGCCAAATGACTATTCAATGTGGTGGGCTACCGGTGGTGTTGCCACTGGAGTGTTAGTTACATTGGCTATTATGTTCGCGGTGAAATAAATGAAGAAAAAAGATTTAAATGAAATAGCAAAAATAGAAAAAGCAATAAAAGAAAAATATGGAGAAGAAGCAATACAGAATCCAAGTAAAAATTGGAATAAAGAAAAAGAAAACATGTACTTAAAGGATCTTCAACAATTTTACTCGAAAACAGAACAGCAGGGAGAGTTTCTTCGTGATTCAGGATTCCTAGTTCGAAAAAAGAAAAGAACAAAAGCAAAAAGAACATGCCCCCAATGTGGCTCCTATTCTTTTTCATCCCAGGATGATTTGTACATGACAAAATTTGAATGCTGCTTTGAGTGTTATGTGCAATATATTGAAGGAAGAGAACAAAGGTGGAATTCTGGCTGGAGGCCAAATAGCTAACTATTTATTATTAGCAAACTATTTATTTAGAGGTTTTTACAATGGCAACAACTTTAGAAATTATAAACGGCATATCACAGGTACTAGCTAATACCTATGATGGAGCAATGGATGAATCAGGAGAACCGGTGAAGATTGGCCTTCGCAGAGAAGAGGGCAATCCGCTTATAGATGCCCGAGTTATCGATGGTTTCGGTGCCCATATCAGTGGAGAAAGATTACACATCAAATATCATGCAGAGATTCCACTAACAGAAGTGCACTCTTCAGACTTTGAATCAGAAATGGAATCAATGGTCGAAAGCGTGAAGTCTTTCCTTCAGAAAGAATTTAAAAAAGTCACAAAATCTGCTTTATCTTTGTCAGACCCTAGTGAAGTAGATGTTTTGGTTCAATATATATCTCGTATCCGCTGCAGCGTCCAAGTGCACAAGTGCTATAAGATAGGCGGAGTTCCAGTCGAGCCAGAAAGAGAGGTTGACAAAGAGTTTGAAAACTTTGCCAAGCTCGGTGGTCTAAAGTCTTAAGAGGGCATATGCCAATAAAACTTACCAAGCAAGAAATAATGAAAGAAATTGTCCACTGCGGCAAGAAACCAGAATACTTCATACACACATATGCAAAAATAACCCATCCAATGAAGGGCTTGATACCGTTTCACCTTTACCCGTTTCAAGAGCAATTGCTGGAGGATTTCGAAGATCATAGATTTAATGTTATATTAAAAGCACGCCAGTTAGGTATATCCACTATAACGGCTGCATATGTAGCATGGATGATGATGTTTCATAGAGAGAAGAACGTCCTAGTGATAGCGACTAAGTTTAGCACAGCAGCAAATTTAGTAAAAAAAGTAAAAAGTATAATAAAGAATTTGCCTAAATGGCTAAAAATCTCTACTGTTGATATAGACAATAGAACATCTTTTGTTTTGTCTAACGGGTCGCAAATCAAAGCATCATCAACTTCTGGCGACGCCGGCCGCTCTGAAGCTCTATCATTGTTAGTTATTGACGAAGCTGCACATGTCGAGGGGCTTGATGATCTTTGGATGGGCCTATATCCTACGCTGTCAACCGGTGGACGCTGCATTGCTTTATCGACGCCCAATGGCGTTGGAAATTGGTTTCACAAAATATACTCGGAAGCCGAAGCAAAATCAAACGACTTTTACCCCACTAGGCTTGCGTGGATGGTTCACCCTGATAGAGATGAGGAGTGGTATGAGAAAGAAACCAGAAACATGTCAAAGAGAGAAATTGCACAAGAACTTGAGTGTAATTTTAATATGTCAGGAGAAACAGTATTTTCTCAGGAGGACTTAGTTGTTTACAATAATATGTTATGTGATCCAAAATATAGAACCGGCTTTGATAGAAATCTTTGGATCTGGGAAGAAAGAAATCATAAAAACAGTTATTTAGTTTCAGCCGATGTCGCCCGCGGCGATGGTAAAGATTATTCTGTTTGTCATGTGTTTAAGTTAGAGACTATGGAAATAGTAGCTGAATATCAAGGTAAGTGTACGCCTGACATTTTTTCAAGAGTATTATACGATATAGCACAGGAATACAATAATGCTTTATTAGTGGTGGAAAACAATTCAGTTGGATTTGCTGTGCTTGACAAATTGAAAGAAATGAGATATCCTAATTTATATCATTCTGTAAAATCAACGCATCAGTTTGTGGAGGAATACCAAGCAGATCAAATGACCAATGCAGTAGCTGGATTCTCTATGACTTCTAAAACTCGTCCGTTAATAGTGGCGAAACTAGAAGAATTCATTAGAAACAATCTAATTAAGATATATTCTTCTAGGTTATTGAACGAGATGAAAACATTTGTGTGGAACAATAGCAGAGCCGAAGCAATGAGATCTTATAACGATGACCTGATCATCGCTGCAGCGATTGGCTGTTGGGTTAGGGACACTGCTTTGGAAGTAAATAAAAGAGAAGCAGAGTACGCTAAGGCTTTTATTGGTTCTATAACAAAAAGCTCCAATGAGCTAGATACTAGGATCAAAGGAATGATCGGAACAGAGAAGATGAGAATGAAAGAGCAAATAAACAAACAAACATCAGCAATTACAGAGTTCCCGTGGCTCTTTAAAGGTTAATTTTTTTTGTTAAGTTAATTAAGAGGTGAAGAAAGTAACATGGCATCAAACAACAGTCAAGGTAAAAATAATCCAAGAAATCCACAAAGTATATTGTTTAGGAGGCTGACAAAGCTTTTTTCAGGTCCTTTAACACAATATAGAGCGCAAAACAGTCACAGGCTCAGAAGAATAGACTTAGACAAATACGCATCGAAGTTTACTTCTGCATCCGGAAGAGATTTTAAGAAAACAGCATACAACCCCTATGACAATCTCCAAGCCGGATATATGGCCTCTCAGCAAAGAACAGAGAGATACGTAGATTTTGATCAAATGGAATACACTCCAGAAATCGCCTCAGCGCTCGATATTTATGCTGATGAGATGACTACATATTCCACTCTGACTCCGATGTTGGGAATAGAATGTGACAACCAAGAAATAAAAGCAATACTAGAGTCTCTATATAGCAACGTCCTAAACGTTGAACACAACTTATTCGCATGGTGCAGAACTATGTGTAAGTATGGTGATTATTTTTTATACTTAGATATAGATGATAAATTAGGCATAACCTCAGTTATAGGCATGCCTACAAGAGAAGTAGAAAGGCTAGAAGGAGAGGACAAAACTAATCCGAATTATGTACAATTTCAGTGGAACTCAGCCGGCCTCACTTTTGAAAATTGGCAGATCGGCCATTTCCGCATTCTAGGGCAAGATAAATATAACCCGTATGGCACATCAGTTTTAGAGCCTGCTCGTAGGATTTGGAGGCAACTAACTCTGTTAGAAGATGCAATGATGGCATATAGGATTGTTAGGTCGCCGGAGAGAAGAGCTTTCTACATTGATGTTGGCAATATACCCCCACAAGACGTAGAGCAATACATGCAGAAAGTGATGACTACCATGAAAAGAAATCAGGTTGTAGACCCACAAACTGGCAGAGTGGATCTTAGATATAATCCACTATCTATTGAAGAAGATTACTTTATACCCGTTCGAGGAAATACATCTACAAAAATTGAATCGGTTGCGGGGGGCAAGTACACGGGAGACATTGAGGATGTTAAGTATTTAAGAGATAAATTGTTTTCGGCATTGAAAATACCCTCAGCCTATATTTCCTCGGACAGCGAGAAGGGTGGGTCATCAGAAGATAAGACCACTTTGGCACAAAAAGATATTCGATTTTCAAGAACAATACAGAGACTTCAGAGATCCATAATCACAGAGTTAGAAAAAATAGGAATAATTCATCTTTATACACTCGGCTACCGTGATGAAGATTTGGTGTCTTTTAGTTGTTACTTAAACAATCCTTCCAAGATAGCAGAGATGCAAGAGCTTGAACATTGGAAGACGAAATTTGACATTGTTGGTTCCGCAACAGAAGGCTTCTTCTCTAAGCAGTGGCTTGCGAAGAGACTGTTTGGCATGACTGACGACGACTTTATCAGAAACAGAAGAGAGATGTTTTACGACAAGAGATACGAGGCAGCCCTAGAAACTGCGGGAGAGATGGAGCAAGCAGAAGCTACTGCAGGCATTAATGCGGGAGTAGATCCCCTCGCAGGAGGAGGAGGGTTACCAGGAGACATTGGGACTCCAGGGGGCACTGGCACAGTAGGCGCAGAACCAGAACTCGGCGCTCCCACTGAAACGCCTCCAGCCGAAACAACTACTGCAGACCCGGAAGATGACAATGCTTTATTGGCAGCCCCGCCTGGAAAAAGAGCAGACGACAAAG